CATGTCAATCCTCAATTATTGAATCACTTCAATCTTGACCTGAATCGTCAAGGCTATTTTAACAGGCACAGTGATTGCTTCCTGATCCCCACTCAAAACAATCTTTGTGGGTAATCCTATATTATTATTCGAGACGGGAGGAGGGATAGGTGGAATAGGTTTCGTAGGTTTTTCCATAATGGGGGGTTTGGATTTCCTTTTATATCCTTTATGTCTGGCGCCCCAGTTATTCATTATTTTTTCAATCAAAGGGGCATCGCCAGAAACATAATTCTTATTTATCTGCCATAAATTATCTTTACAAAAGACAATATTTTCCGATCCATGTCGTATGGTTTGCAAAAGATTTTGAAGATATTTTACAGTAGAAGGTTTTCTTGGGGGGGTAAATAATGCCTCATATATTTCTTTAGTGGAAGTCGGTTTGACCGTAAGCATTTTTATGATTTTAGTCACTTCCGATAAATGTTTATATTTATCCCTCTCTGATATTTTGGCCACGGTTACTTTCCTCCTTCTGCTTTTGTTTATTTCCTGAATAGTTTCTTTCATGTCATGATGGGCTTCTTTTCCTATTGATTCATCGTAAAACTGAACATTGGTTAACAGTTTTTTTGGGTCAGTGGAGTAAACTAGTCTTGCCGTGTCCATTTGTTTCACCTATTTTATTTCATTTTTTCCATAAACTGCAATGAGTAGAGCCTCTGCTCGTCCATCCTTTTTACCGATGTCTGCTTTTGGAAATAACTGCTTTGCCCTAACAATTGAAGCATGTTTACTTTTGTCCATATCTTTCATCATTTTTCTTTTCCACGTCGCAGGATGAACTAAAGTATATGGTATTTGCAGACCAACGCATATTCCCCGAATGACCCCATAGCTCACGGCATAGTTGAAAGTTCCTGCTGCTCCCTGTCCGGGCATAGATTGCGCCTTTTCAATAAAGACATGATCAATATCATCATTGAGAATGTCTCTTAATTCAGGTTCATCAAGAACAGTATGTTTTTTGATATTTCCTATTTTAGTTTTCCCTGCTCCTTCTGTAGTATAAGTTGGCATATCGTATAAAATTACTTTTCCATTTTCATCTATTAAAGCAAGCGCTCCCTTATTTCCTGGATCAACCCCTATTATACGAATGTTCTTTTTCATTTGTTTCTCCTTACTATGTGTATATTCATTTTAATACAAAACGCTTGAATAAGATTTCTTTGGCTTCTTTGATTATTTTATATACATACTGTTCAGAACAGTAAAGTTGATTTGCAATTATCTTTATCGGCAATCTATAAAAAAAGAAAAATTTGATTATTTCACCTTTTTTATTTAGGCGTATGTATTGATCATTTTTAACAATTAAATGATCGAGTCTGATATTAATATCAGCGAATAAAATTTCTTTGTTATTTTTCAATGTATCTTGATTAATATACTCTTCATATCCTTTACAAAGCGCGTTATTTTTGAAAGGATTGCTTTTCTGTTTACACTTCTTGTAATATTTACATGCCGGTAATTTGCAGACTATTTTCGCCACTTTTATTCCTTAAAGGAGAAAGGATTTTTCCTTTCTCTTTTTTTAATAGGACAACTTTACTTTCTGCTATTTTTTACTTCTGTAACAGCATCACGTATTTCTTTGACAGCAACTTTAATTTCCTGTAATCCTTTTCTTATTCTTTTTCCAGCAGCATTGTTGCCAGAATCAAACTTTGATGAATCGGCTAAAATCGTTTCAAAGTTACTAGTGATTTTTTCATTGATCATTTTTTCAATTGAAATCTCTTCCTTCTTTTTTGCCTTTTCTTTTGCCATCTTGTTTCTCCTTTGTTAAAATGTTAGTTGTTTGAACTTCTCTCACAATGGAAATGTCTTTTTCTCTTTTACATAACCAACTTCTGTCCGCTATATCCATTAATCTTTCATCATGGGTAACCATAATAATTTGAAGACCAAGCTTTTTACTTATTTCTTTCATCATCATTCCAGCTTGCTGAGTATAATTACCTGTCCATCTGAATGGCTCATCAAGAATCAATACGTTTCTGTTTTTTGGACTTTGCAAACTCCACATAACTACTTTCAAGGCAAATCCTATTATATCCATCAATCCTCCCCCTTGTTCGTCTCTTGGGATATAAGGATCCTTGTCCCCGTCTTGTACTAATAAATTAATTTGAGGTCTATTATTTTGTAAAGAAAAATCAACGATGAATTTGTAGTCTTGATTTTCAAAAACAGATTGGATGGCAGAGGTCACCAACTCCTCAACAAGAATCTTGAACTGCTCCTGTGTGATCCGTGAAGCTTCAGAGATAACCCATCGGGCTTTTACCATCCGTTCTGCTTCTTCTTCCAGATCATAGATCTTGAGGTGATTCACCTTGATCGACTTATCAATGTAATCCTTTTCGGTAGTCTTCTGGAGGATGACTTTTTCAATGTCTTTCAATGTCATAAATATTTTGCCTCAAATTTTTTGATTGCTTCCTGCAATTCATCTTCCATGGAGTCCAGTTTTTTCTGCTTGTCTGCCAAAAGTTTTCTGGCTTCTTTTTCCGTGGCAACCCCATGCTCTCTTTTTAACTTTGCCAGGGCATTCTCCAGTTGTCCTTTGGCGACATCATACTTCCTCTGGATTGTCATCAACTCTTGTTGATAACTTTCTATTTGTTCCCTTACATCCATTGTCCTCTCCTTTTTAAAAATCAGATCCACCAAGATGCTGATGAATGATCATCTCGACTTTTTTTGAAATCTTATTTTTATAAATTACCTGTTTCAGGTTATCGGCAAAATTGATTGTTCCTTTTCCTTCAATGCTTTTCACCCGATCCACAAAGTCGGCAAAATTTTCCTGCTGTGCTTTCTGCTTTTCAATATGATCACGAGAAAGGACTTTGTCTGAAGACAAAGTTGGAATCAGGATTTCTTTGATGTTTGAAGTTTTTATGTCATAAACAAAAAAGCAAGGTTTATGCTCCATCATTTGTTTTGATGCTTCCAGCCTTAACATCACCCCTGTGTTGCAAATGATTCTGTCCTCTCTTTGTACAATAAATTTTTCATGTACATCCCCACATAATATCAGATCATATTCGGGATGATTCACCAGAAAAGTATCTGCATCTGTAAAATCAACATGCCCGTTCCACAAATTTTTATCGTGTCCGATGGAAGCATGGATAACAAGGATATTGATCCCCACCGTCTTTACCTCTGGAATCTTTTCACCATAGGAGCATCCATAAATGTGGACTTTTTCCCGAAAACTTGTCGGTACATCATCTAATAGATGGATCACCCCTGTGGAGATCAGGACACCTGTCGTAGTTTTTTGGTTTCCCATGTCATGGTAATAGGAGTCATGCTGCCCCTTGACCAGATAAATCTTTGCTGGTTCTGAAACCAAACGTCTACCCAACTCTTCCACCAACCACCATGATCTGCGAGTGTGTGTCAGATCCCCTGCTTGCAATATCACTTCAATATCGTGCCTGAAAGCATAATCAAAAACAAATTTCAGTTTTTCCCATTGGGTTGCCGTCAGGTCATCCATTCTTGCAATAGGATTATCAACCACCATGTGGATATCCGACAGAAGTATAAGTTTAATGGCACACCTCCTTTTGAAACCTTTTTTTTCTAGTTTCTGAAATTTTTTTTCTGCATTCTTCACTTCTTGCCAATCTTGTATCAGTTTCTTTTGTTAATCCTCTGTTCCAGATTGTATGATTTTTCTTTTGTTTGTCCGTCCAATGATAACGGTTTCCATAATTAGGATTGTTTTTTCCTTTTGTGGCAATGCTTATTTTTCTCTTTGTTTTCTCTGACACAACAAATCCCTGACGAGATTCAGATATCTTCTTTTTTGTTTCTTCAGAAAGTTTTCTGCCTTTCATATGAATAGAAAAATGACAACTTGTGCATAATGTCATCCCATTATCTACATCATAAATCAGTTCAGGATATTCTTTTCTAGGCTTGATATGATGAGCTTTACAATGAAACCCTCTTACTGGTTTTCTGCACTTTTGGCAAATATACTTATCCCTTCTTTTCACGCTAATTTCCCAATGTTTAATTTTTATTTTCCTTCCACCTTTGTAATTAGGATTATTTACTCCTTTTCTATTGCAAAAAGGTTTGCATCTTCTATCTATTTTAATTTCTTCTTTTGTTTCTTTTAGCTTCATAATTTCACCTTCACCAATTTATCAATGTTGTGCTTTGAGATAGGTTCCTTACAGACTTTACAATAAGGACAGACTTTGATGGTCTTCAGGAACTCCGCAAAATCTTCCTGTGTGTCGGTAAATTCATCCCTGATGTTTTTGTATTTCTCTTCCAGCAACTTTATTTCCTTGATTGCATTGTTCAGTCTGACCAAATCTTTTTGTTCCTGATCGATCTGTATCTGCTGATCACGTAAGACTGCCAACTGTTTAAAAGCAGTTGCCGTGTCCACTTTTTTCTTGAGATGTTTGGAAGCTTCCTCACAGTCTGCCAGCAATCCGGAAATGCTGTTTATCTCTTGGATCAAAGGGGTCTTCTGGGCATTCATCCCCACAAGGATGGCATACTCATGTTTCATTTTTGGAAGATCTTTAAACTTCTTTAATTTTTCCTCCAACTCCAACTGCTGGGTGTTTAGGATTTTAATTTCCTTGTTGGTGGAATTAATTTCCGTGGTCAGGGATGCAATTGCCTGATCGGGTTTTTCAAGATTAGAAATCCTGTTAAATATTTTTGCTACTTCTCCTGATGTTTCGCAAATCAAAAATGGTTTATCCATTTGCTCTTGCAAATTTAATTCTGACATGTTAGATTGCCTAGTTATTACATCAGGAACATCTGATCCGATTGCCTTTAACATTCTCCCTTTGTGAGAATAAATTGATTTAGACTTTAATTTGGATAATTCAATTTCTCCATTATCAAACTGAATTGATACGCTAGTTTCTTCTTTACTAAAGTCAGAATGAAATCGGAATCCCAAAGGCCTATTGGTCAATGCCCAATTCAATGATCGAATGATATTTGTCTTACCTGAATCAGGCAATCCAATAATGCAGTTGACTCCATCGCAAAACTCAAGTTTTGTATTTTTATGGGACCTGAAATTTTTTATTACTAGAGAGTTTATCATGGTCTTTGTTTATCCTTTATGAGAGAAATCATGCGTTTTATATAAAAATGATTTCTAGGGCAAACCTAGAGACTTATTTTAGTATTATTAGCCCATTATTGAATTAATTTTTTTACCCATTCCTTTTCTTTTCCAAACAAAGACTTAAAATTATATTTGATACATATCCTTTTGAATTTCTCTTCTGTAATATCATCTTTTTTTAATTCACACTTCATTGTTCCTGATAGGGGCAATTTAACAAGTCTTCTATTCATGCGAATAAGTTTTTTTGAGTCTTCTATAGAATCAAAAACCTTTCCTTGATTCAATTCTCCTTTAATATATTTTATTGCCTTCTTTATACCAACTCCATTTACTCCTTTTACTTCATCGCCATTACATCCAGCAATTTGCTTTACTCTTATCCATTCTGTTGGTTCAATAGAATATTCTTTCAAAAACATATTTTTGTTTATTATAGATTTCTTGAATATGTCATACAAAGAACAATAATCAAGAAGTTGATAAAGATCATTGTCTGAACTAACAACAACTATCGAATTGTAAAGACCTTCGTGATCTAAAACAATTCTTGCTATTAAATCGTCTCCTTCATATCCTTCTTGGATAAATATATTTTTGAATCCTAATTCAGGTAAAACAAATGTTCGTATTTCATTAAACTGATTATAAGCTATTGCATCTAAGAGTTTTTGTTCTTCTGTTTTAGAATCATGCCGATGTCTTTTATAATCAGGATTGATTTCTTTTCGCTTCGAAGATTTTGAATCCCAACAAAAAATAAAATCACAAGGATAAAATTTATTGGCAAGAGACAATAAAGATTTGATAAAGCCAAAAATTATTTCTGTGTTATTTCCTAGATAAGTCAATCCTCGGGACAACGCATATTTTTGGATATAACATAGATAATTCGAATCTATTATTATCAAGTATCTTCGCATTTAAATTTTCTTTCTCTTTTGACTTTAATATTTTCCTCGACAGACATCCACTTATCTTCAACCATATTAGCAAGCTTATCTTTAAGTTTGTGGGAAGTTATGTATTCGATAAGTTTTTCTTGATTCTTAAAATCTTCCCCTTCGAAAACTATATTTTTTTCCTTTTCTCCATAAAGATAAATTATAGAAGAGAGAATGTCGTCTACTCCATAATCAAATAGAATTACAAATTCAGCTTCCCTGAATGCTTTGCTTACTTTGCTTCTTTTTAATTTAGCTTTAACAAGTATTCCGTATGGTCTTGTTTCTCCCTTATATGTTTTCTCGAGCTTTCTTTTTACAGCAAGCCAGCAGCATTGATGGGTATAAAAATCTAAAGATTTTCCTCCGCTTCTTCTGTATTTTTCGCCAAACATGACATTGATGTTTTCTCTTACTTGAGAAATTATAATTAATGTTGAATCTTTTCCTTGTCCAATACTACAAAGATTTCCAAAGAACTTACCAGAATATTTCTGTTTACTCATTCCATAAGATCCTTTTTCTGGCGTATCTTTATTTGCAGCGTCTAAGAAATTATCTAATTCTTCTTCAGAAGACATAGCATCCAGAGAATCTACAATATACAATAAAAATTCCCCTTCCTTTAAAGATTTAACTCTTCTCGTATAATCTCTTCCAAAAGCTTGAACAGTAGGAATTTGTATCCACTCAACTGCTTCAAAGAATTTTTCTCCATACATTTCTTCGACAGGAAAATCCATAACTCCTTCTACGTTGTTATAGACAATGTATATTTTTTTGACTGGGGGAAATGTTTCTGGATTTTTATTCAATTTATAAAAACAATTCGCTGCTGCTTCAAGGGCAAGAAGAGTTTTACCACTAGATCCATCTCCAACGATATTTACTACTCTTCCTCTTGCCCATCCTCCATTTTTCTTTTTCCCAGAAAGAACAAGATTTAAAACAATAGATCCGCTATCTAAGAATTCTACTTTTGTTTTAGCAGAATGTTCTATTGGATTCAATATTGATTCTCTAATGTTTCTTACTGTTTCTTTCTTAGTTCTTCTTGTTATCTTTTCCATATCTAATCCTTCTACCACCAATAATCCCCACCGACGAGGCAGGAAAAGGATCTTTGTGCAATTTATTTAAATCAACTTTTCCTGCCCCTGATTTCATTTTTAATTATCGTCTTCCACTTCTGCGACTTTCTCTTTCTTTGCGTTTTTGATCTTTTATTTCTTGTTCTTTATTAGCGCATTCGTCGTAAAGTTTACAATCGGAACATGCGTCACTACTATCAATATCTTCTCCGAAATTCAATCCTTCTGGACATCCATCTTTTATATCTTCTTCTTTCTCTCTTTCTCTTCTTCTACTTCCTTTGTTGTCGTCACTTGAATCGTTGTCTTTAGAAGAATCATCACTATCTTCTGATTTTGTATTAAACAGCTTGTCAATCTGGTCGTAGTCCATCACATCAATAATTTGATCAAGTTGAAGTGCATCATCAAGATATTTTTCATCGATGTCATAATCTCTAGGTTCTAACTTATGCCCTGAAACAGTTTTGAATTCATCTGCGTCTACATTAAAAGAAATGCTTTGACCAACTTCTTTGCGGGGATCAGCAAAAGGAATTACCCCTCCTCCTCGAGGACGGGTTGCAGCAGACTGAATTGCCTTTTCCCCATATTTATGAGAGGTCTCCCAGATTTGAACGCCTTTCTTTTCTTCTTTTGCGTTGGTAACATTGACAACATTATACACACTGCGTCTCTTAGGAGCTATATCTCTATAATCATCGTATTCCCAGTTTTTTTCCTTGATCATTTTGTTAATGTATTCACAAATGGGACAAGGCTTATTGTAATTTTTCTGAGGACAAACAACTTGAGAATTTGCTGCTCCAATATTATGATGAACATAAATGTCAAGATAATAGGCAGGATCTCCTTGAGGAACTTTCATCGGCTTCGGCATATTGTCCCCTGCTACAAACGGGATGATGTCGATAATGTGAGGCTCATCTTTTGTTGCTCCAAATTTTACAAGGGGAATATCTATGTCATCTTTAAAAAACTTCAAAAAAGTATCTCCTTCTTTTCTGTCATTGCTTTCTTGAGTTCTTTTAGCTAAACCTTCGCCGAACTTTTTCATGTCATACTTTCTTGCCATGGTTTTCTTCTCCTTTTTTAAAGTATTGTCTATTTTTTTCTTCGTAGTAGGATCGTAATATAGCTTTGCTTCCTAATCTAAAAATAAGATACAGGATTATAAATCCTACAAACACCAATAAAATAATTACTAAATGATTCATATCAACCTCTTTTTTTCATTCCTTCTTTTAAAGAGTCGTAGTGTTCTTTTCTTGTAGCTTCCTCCTTTTTATTTTTTATAGTTGAATTGTCCTTTGCATCTGATGCCCAATAACCAGAAATAAATAATGACACCAATCCTTTTAATGAAGTATTCCTCATATCAAAAGCTGATTTTGCTATTCCTAATATCCGAGCATCCTGTATCGACTGTAAATATTCTTCATTTGCTTTTTTATATTTTGAATTTTGAATGATGGCATTTGTTATGGCTGATTCAGTTATTTTATCAATTCCATATTTTCCAGGAAATTTTCTTATGTCGCCATCTAACTCTGCTTTAATTAAATCAAGCTTCTCTTTGATTTTATCTCTGTCATATAAAGCTTCTGCTTCCTGTTCAGCCCAATGTAAATACAATTGAGGTTGTTTAACAAGTTCTTCATCAAGCGAATTTTTATCAATAAAAATTTCTTTTTTGTAATCTCTACTCATTTTTTTATTCTCCTATTTATTTATTATATATTAAATTAACAAATCTTATCAATTTATTTTGTCAATATTTTTATTTTTTCAGAAAAATTATTTATGCTATCATCGATAAGGTATTGTTTTGAATTATCTCGAGCAATCATTCCGGGATGAACACTCCAGCAAATCCAACATCCATATTTTTCATTCCAAGTCGTAGAAGCATTTTTGTCGATTATTCCTTTTTCTAAATTTTCAAAAAAGTACAGAGAAGAATTTCCGACAGCTAAAATAAGAATTGGTTTTAATAGATTGATTTCTTCTTCCAGCCATACTCCACATTGTTTAATGTTTTCTTTAGAGGGCTTTCTAGATTTACTTGGGAAGCACTTACATACATTTGTAATATGAAATTTATTCCTTGACATGTTAGTGCTCTTTTCTATTTGCTTTAAGAAGTTCTTAGCTATATCTCCATAAAACGGAACGTTGTATTTATATCCTATTTTACTAGGAGCTTCACCACATATCATGATGTTTCTAAGACCGTGTTTATAGTTGACAGGACGATCGCATTCATTTCTCAAATTACATAATTTACATATAAGCTTTTTGTCTTCGATCTTTTTATTGACAATAAAACTTTTTAAATTGTCGCGAATCTTTTTGTCAAGAGAAACTAAATCAGTCAAATTATTTTTATCGACATCGACAAAATTATTTTTTAAATTAGGCATTAAGTTGATATTGAAATTGTTTGCATTAAAAGAAAAGACTCCTTTTCCGTTGGCAACATCAGATATCAAATTGTCAATTTTGACATTATTAAAAAACCCATCTTTATTTTTTCTCTTAACTATTTTTTCAGCGGTTTTTTCCCCTATCCCTTTTATTTCTATAAAAGGCATATATAAAGATTGATTGTGTATTATCCATTTTTTAGAATCAGAAATGTTGATTGTCGGAGGTTCTATTTTAACATTCATTCTGATAGCTTCTTTGATGATTTCTTCCTTTTTATCATCAGGAGACATTGATAGAAAAGCACACATAAATTCCATGGGATAATTTACTTTTAACCACATATCAATATAGGATAGCATTGTATATGCAGTAGCATGAGCAAGATTAAATCCATATCCTCCGTTGAATTTCAAATACTCCCACAAGTTTATTGCTTCCTTTTTATCAACTCCGTTTTTAATACATCCGTTGATAAATTTGCTTTCATATTTTTCTATGTTTTTTGTTCCTTCGGTTTCAAACATTTTTCTGATAGAGTCTGCATCAACAAAATCCATTAAAGCTACTTCTGTGACTATTCTCATTAGCTGTTCTTGGTATAAAATTATTCCATAGGTGCTTCCAAGAACGTCGTTTATTTTATTGTGTTTGTAAAATATTTTATTTTGATTTTTCTTTCTGATTATAAATTCGTCTAGAAGACCTCTCTTTATAATAGCTGGTCTATATAATGCTGTTGCATGAATTAGGGTTTCAAATTTTTCTATTTTAAGTCTTTTACAAAAGCTTCTTAATCCTTTTGTGTTAAATTGAAAACACCCTGTGCAATTTCCTAAAGAAAATTCTTCAAATATTTTTTCATCATCAAAAGAAATATTTTTGATATCAACATCGATATTTTTATTTTTCTTAATTAAAGAAATGCATTCGTTTACTATCGACAAATTGGATAGACCTAAAATATCAATTTTTAGCATGCCCATATATTCAGCATCTTTTTTATCCCAATTAATAGATATTTCTTTATTTTTAATTAGATTTGCTTTTCCGCCATCTATTATTTTTTCTTTAGAAATAACTATTCCTGCAGCATGAGATCCTACTCCTCTAATTTTACCTGATAGTTTTTTTGCAATTTCTACTTCATTTGAATATTTTTGATAGAATTGTTTTCCCTCTTCTGTATTTTCAACAGCCCAATCAATGTTTTCATCTCCTCCGAGAGAATTGGCAAACATATCAATATCAGAAGAATTTATTTCAAATACTCTTCCAACATCTCTGATAGCCATTCTATCTTTTATTTGTAAAAAAGTAGAAATATTGGCAACATTATATTCTCCGTATAAATCAGATAAATGTTGTCTCAAAATATCCCTTTTGGTATCTTCAATATCTAAATCTATATCTGGAAAATCTTTTCTGCCAGGAGAGATAAATCTTTCAAACATCAAATTCCATTTTATAGAATCAACGTTAGTTATGCCGAGCAGATATGCTATTAAACTGCCAGAGACGCTTCCTCTTCCAATTCCAGTTAAAATATTATTTTTTCTGCACCAATCTGTTATTTCCCATACAATCAAAAAATAATTGGAAAAGTTTTTATCCCTGATTAATTTAAGTTCATAATTCATTCTACTTAAATAAAGATCTGTATCAAAGAATTCATTTCTTTTTTCTCTGAATTTTTTTCTACACATCTTTGCTAATATATCATCAGGATTTCCTTCCATTCCTTTTATAAGAGGCAGATCAACTGGGTATCTTTGTAAAACAAACTCAGAACATTTTTCAGCAAGGTCAATTGTATTACTTAAAGATTCAATTACAAACCTTCTGTTCAGAACTCCTTGTAAAGAAAAAGATTCAATCATCTCGGAATAACTCTTTAGATATAAATCATCTATACTAAATTTCCATCTGTTTTTGTCACTCCATTTTGCTTTGCTTTGAATTGCTAAAAGAACTTCTTGGATAAAATTGTCATCCTTATTACAATAGTGGCAGTCGTTAGTAGCTATCACTTTTATATTATTTTTTTTATGAAGTTCTGCTATTCGTTTATTGAGTGATTTTTGTTTGTCGTAAATCAATGGCATTATTTCTAGGTAGACATCGTCTTTAATAATGTCAATGGCATCATATAAAAAATCCATTCCCTCTGGATTATTAATAAAAGAAGAAGTACATGCAGTAGATATAATCAATCCGTTGAGATTATTTCTGAGTAAATCATAATCTACTCTAGGGCGAAAATAGAATCCATCTATGTTGGCTATGGTCAATAGTTTTAATAAATTTTTCCAGCCTTCGTGATTTTTTACAAACAAACATATATGGCTTCTTGATTCTCCTTTTTCTTTTATGTTGATATTCGGAACAACATACATTTCACATCCAAAGACGGGAATTATTCCAACCCTGTCGCATTCTTTTTTATGTTCAATGACACTATTAATATTTCCGTGATTTGTTATGCCTTGATATTTAAAGCCAAGATCTTTAGCTCTATCAACATAATGGGCTGGAGTAGAAACCCCATCTAATATAGAGTGGTAATCATGAACGTGAAGATGACAAAAATCTTTACTCATATTTCGCACTTTCTTTAGGGTTTTTTATTATCAAATCTATTTTGGAATAAGAAAATAGCTCTCTAGAAGAATCCACAAGAGAATGACTAAAAATACAAACTACTTTTTTTATTCCTGCCCCTATTATACTTTTTGCGCAAGTAGGACATGGAACCATAGTACAATAGAGTGTAGAGCCATCTAGTTTGATTCCATGTTTAGCTGCATATATTATTGCATTTTCTTCAGCGTGTATGGATCTGCAGCAATGATCTGTAGAATTCCCCTTGCTGTCAATGAATTTAATAATGTCGTGGCCAACATCATCGCAATGCGGCATTCCTGACGGAGATCCAACATATCCAGTAGAAATAATTCTGTTGTCTTTAACTATTATGCAACCAGATCTTCCTCTGTTGCAAGTTCCTCTTTTTCCTATTATAGGAACTATCTCTAAAAATATATCATCCCATTCTGGTCTCATTAAAAAATACCTCTCTTGTTTAGATCAATATAAAATGCATGAAGACTTCCTATAAAGTGGGTGAATGTTCCTACTTCAACATTTATTTTTTCAGAAATATAAAATAACATTTTTATAGCTAGAGCTACATCTCCAGCAAAATGTTTTAAGAAGTCGCAGCTTCTCATTACATAAATCATCTGAAGCTTATTGTTCCTAATAAAGAATTGATAATACATCGAACAAGGAACTCTTCCTTTACTTCCCCAATTCATAATATCTTGGTGATAATCGTATATGGTGATTATTCCCTGTCTAGTGTTCCTTCTAGAGGTCAGTTCTCTCAACAACAAAGGTAATTGGCCTCTGATTCTTTCATTGTATGTATACTGAAACATTCCGTCGTGAAGATATTGTTCCCAAAGCTCAGAATTAATTTTCCAAGCATCTCCTGGATTTAGAAATTTATCTTCTATTCTTTCCATGAAATCTTGGCTTACCCACTCTTCACTGATATTCAAATATTTGAGCATCTCATCGAGTTTGTCATATCCTGTTAATTTGTAATCATAACCTGTCAGCTCCAAAGTCATAAAATTAGGGTCGTCTTTTACTACTTTGTCTTGAACAGTTTCGGATTGAAATTTTATTCCCATTTCAAATAAATCTCTTTCCACTTCTCTTATCATTTCGTAACAATCTTTGTAAATTCTCACTTTTATTCTCCTTTTTTAAAAAAGTTTTAAGTCTCTAATGTTGACAGATTTAATTAATTTGTCTTCCATTATTTCATGATTGTTAAAAGCCAAGTACTTTTTCTGAAGACGTTTTGTTGCTCCATATTTCGAAAATACTTTTTGATTTTTAGACCAATATTCATCTTCAAATCTTTTAAAATTTCTTCTAAAGACTGCTTTTATATTTCTTAAAGTGAGAGGTTGATCTAAATCATTCTCATCACATTTTTCAAAATCATCCATTAGTGTTTTGTGAGTAAAAATATATGGAAGCATTCTAACATAACTAATTTGTTGATCGGAAATATGCCAAATGAATCTTATTTTTTCAGGAATATAAATTTCTTTTGCTATGTGATAAATTATTCCAGCATCTAAGAAACTCATATATCCCATAAAACAAGTTCTAGAAAATAAAATCAACTCAGGGACATTATCTTTTCCTATTCTGAAGTTTATAGCATGCAAGCAACCACCCCATTTATGAATTTTACGATCATCTTCATATTTCTGATGAATAAAGTTCATTCCTACTGTCCCTTTTCTTCTCCCTATCATTTCTTTGGATTTTCTGATAAAGATTTGAAGTTGGCTTTTATCAATATATGAATTAACTAGTCTGTTCCATCGAGAATTAGTAAACCATAGATTGGATCCAAAATCAAAATCATATTCACAATTATCAGAGACTATAATTACATTGTAAATATGAGTATGACTAGAGCCTACAAAATCCAAATTGTTAGAAAACAAATGATACCTGATTGCTTTTTCTAAAGATCTGTTGATATTTTTACTGTGAATAAAGTGAAACATTTTTATTTCCTGTTTTATCTGAATTTAGAATATATACTTTTGATTTCTGGATTAATTCCATTTCCTCCTTTTTCAATCGAAGACGATAAAGAAAATCCATGTAATATTCCAAGATCTTCTTGTTTCAAAATTAAATTGTAATAATTTCTAACCGCACTTTCTTGAGTTTTAATTCTATCAAAAAAAGTAGAAGTTTTTTGCATCCTGTTCATGAATCTAGTAAGTTTTGTTTTTTCTTTAGAACTCATTTTGTGATGCTTTTCTTTTTGTTCATTTACAACATAAAAAACCAATTCGATTATTTGTTTAATTATACTTTGAATAGTCTCCAGTGAATAATAATTTATTTTTGATGAAAACATTAATACCAAATGGTGAAACACCTCTTGAATCGAATCACATCTTCTAATGCTTCCATCGTTTATTTTTACTTTAAACATTTAATATTTGCTTCGTTGTCTAAAAAGATTTACCTCTGATTTTTTAAAATACATTCTGTATAAATCTTCTGCATCCATTCCTGACAATATACATAGTTCAATAAAGAAGTGAAAGGCATCTATCACCTCTTCTATATAATGAGTTACATCGGTTTCCATTTGTGTTTGTTTCCAGGGCTTGTTTTTTAAACAATTCATTGCTTCGCCCAGCTCTTCTGTAATCCTCCAAGCAAAATCTTTTAACCGAGCTTGTCCTTTTGCATCATCAATATTTACAGGACATAGTTCGGTTTGAAGCAATCCATTGTTTTTTTCTATATGATGATATTTCTCCATCAATTTTTTTTGTTTTTTGAAAATAGAAACTAGCATATCTTCACCAACTGGAATATCCACATCTTTTATATCTTCAACATTCATTTTCAGTTTCCTTTTCTTTTTTGTTTTTACTTTCTACATATTTTCTTACAGCCAATCCCCAGATTGCGTAAGCAGCCAAATCAATCAAAGTATCTTCTACATTTTCATCGACCATCATCGACTTTCCCTTGTAGAAGTTTTTCAATCTATTGACTTTAGAAATAGTTTTCATGAATACGCCAAAATCATCAAACTCCAATAAAGGTTCAGCCCCGTAATCGTTAAATTTGGACTGAACCTTTATCAGAACGTTTTGATGAACTTCTTTAAAAAGATTTAACAGAGTTTCATTCAAAACATCTTTCATTTAATTACATTCCTTTCGGCAACCCCTTGTTGTTTTTCCATCTGTTTGACCAGATCTTCAGAGTCTTTTCTTTTACTCCAAGTTTTTTTCCTTCTTTGAGGAAATCTCCCTTGGATCTATACACCTTGTAAATCGTCAGTTTTCTGCTAGGCTTTTTATCGGATTCTTTTGAAGACTTCTTTGCAGCAGGCTTTGCAGCAGGCTTTTTGGCAGGTTCTTTCTTTTCAGCAGGCTTCTTGGAAGATTTCTTTTCAGCTTTTGCAGGCTTCTCATCAGGTTCTTCGTTAGGTTCTTCGTCTGACAAAAACAATTTTTTGTAGGCAGCTCTAATTTCTTCAGGAAGAACTTCCTGACGTTTAGATTCTGTTGATCCTAAAAGATCGTTTTCAAGAACAGAATCAACTGCGTTTCCAAATAACTCTTTCAATTCCTCTTCTTTGACCTTTATGTCAATAGGGTCAATAACTGGTTTTCCGTCAACTTTCAAACTGTTAAACTTCTTTGCTAATTCTACTAATTCTTTTCTGTTCATTTTTAAATCTCCTTCTCTTTTGGTTTGTTTTTAAATATCTTCTTTGTTCCTTTATTAGTATTATATATTACTTTTAAAAAACTTGAGTAATTATTTTGTTTTTTCTTTTTCTTTATTATCGTCAATAATATAAGCTATTTCAGAATCTAAACAAACTTGACCTAGTTTCAAGTTTTGTAGTACAACGCAACTTTTCTTTTGATCGAACTCGTCTTCTCGACCAGCAACAACAGAAACTCTAATATATCCTTCTTTCTTTTCTTGTGAAGTTTGGTTTATAGCTATCATTAATTCAACATGAGCCATTTTCCTCCAGTCTTCAGCTACATCTGTTTGAGTAACATATTTTTTATCAGCTGACGCTCTGTTTGTTTGACTAGCTGATACAACCAAGCATTTTTTACTAAATGCTAAGTTTCCTAGCATCTTCCAAGTTTCATCGTATCTATCCCTTCCAGTTAATCTAGAATCTTCTGGTAGTAAGATGTCAGCGTAGTCAATTACTATAATATCAGGAATAAAGTCTTCATTAAATTCAAGAGTCTCTAGATCTGATTTTATATCTGATACATTAGCAGAAAATTTTGGATAACAAACTAATCTAAAATTATCTCGAAACATCTGTCTCATTCCTTGAGCGATCTTTCTTGTTCCAGAGAGAGTTCTTTTTGTTCTGTGTATGGTTGTAAACCAAGTTTCAGGAACAAAATCTTTTTTTCCTCTACAAGCTGTGCAAGGAATATATTTCATCTCAGGATCATATGAAGGTTTTTCTCCTGCTTCATCTCTTAATTTTATTCGACTCGATCTCTCGGATTTTGTACAAGTGTTCATTTGATTTTTAAAGCAATCAAAACAAGGATAGACATAATCTTTTGTTTCTTTGTCCTGAGCTGTTATTCTACGCAGCAATCTTCTCTTCATCATAAATTGAGACATTTCTAAAGAAATAAGAACAACTTTCAATTTTTCAAAAAAAGCTTGTATTGCTATTTCCTCAAGAAGAAAGCTCTTTCCTCTTTTTGCTGGGGACATAATTCCAACAAGAGTGCTACGCTCAAAATCTCCTATAAAGTCTCCTAGAGCTCCAGGCATTCTAAACAATATATTTGAATTGTTAGATTCATCTTCAAAAAACTTTTTAATTTCTTCATCAGAAAATGGATCAATAAACTTCGCACTGTCTTTGCTTATTTGTCTGTATGATTGCAAAGCTTTTTCAGCTTCATCAAGTTTATCAATCTCCACGCAAGATTCTACTTGCTCTGAAATATTCTTTAGAGCTCTCTTTTTAAAATAAGAGATGGCTTTGTCAATGAGATAGTCTTCGTTGAATTTTTCTTCGCTTTCAAATTGATCAGAAAGTTTTGATAGAAAAGAATTTATAAATACAGACTCTTCTTCTTTTAATTTATTCTTCTCTGTATTATATAAATCTTGAATGTGCTTACTTGGGGCTTTCTTATATTTGTTGTAATAATCAGCCACCCATTTTACAATGACATAAGCATAAGGATTTATGAAAGTGTCTTTTCTTACAAGCTTCAATGTGTCTCTGCATACTTTATCTGAAACAATTAATCCAGTAAGAACCTTTTCTTCTATATCGCTATTAATTTGTCTTCTTCTTAACAAAATGATTTTCCCTTTTTTTGATGATAATTGATCTGCATTTTTTATTATATATTAATTTTTTGGATCTTACGTTTTTAATCGTCGTATAAATCAAATCTAACATCGCTCTTATCCCAAAATCTACTAAGAGGAGAAATAGATTCTTTGGACTCTTCTATAATTCCTTGATGGTACATATATGCAGGAAGCGTTTTATTTATGTTGTGTTCTGAACAAAACCAATGAGGCATTATTTTACTTTCATCTTTCGATGATTTAATGATGCTTTCAAATAAGTATTCTGCTATGCTAATGTCTGTTACATTGATGTACGGAGTAAATTTTTTCTTATTTTCTTCTTGAAATTCTTTTAACATAATAGCTGCTTTTCTAAAACAGTTTTCATCTTTGGTTGATAATTTTGTTCTTGCATTGCCCAAAACATTTTTTCGGTACAATGTAATAAGCTTGTTAGTGATAATCGGATATTTGTCTTCAACAGGGGCTCCTATCATTCTGGGAGGATTAAGATATTTTTCAAATAAAGAATATGGGGTGGGAAATTCCTGATGAATAAAACTATTGATTGGCATTTTTTGATATTTCAATTTGATGTCAGGAGAAGATGGTTCATATCGGTCATCTGTTGCAGCAATATAAAAGTTGCTGATGACTTCTTTAATTTTATCTGGAGTATATTTTTTTAATAAGGACTTAGTAAGAGAAACTGATTTGTTGTAAGACTTAGTTCCTATTTTTGGAATTGGTAATTTGTAATGATCTGCCCAATAAGAAAATATGTCTTCGATGTCTGCTGTTGTTTTTAAGGGGGTTATTTCTTTTTTGTTTTTGTGATGGAGCTTTGACCAATTTATATTTTTTGCTTGTAAGGGGGTTTTTGTTTTAGTTCTTTTTTTGATTGTTGTTTGAGAAGAGATTGTTTGAGAAGAGACTGAACCAAGTTCGTCAGAACTTGTTACTTCTTCTTTAGAAGAAGTATTCTCTTTATTCTCTATTTCTTCTCTTATTTCTTTTATTATTAAATTTTTAATATTCTCTTTATAATTTTTTAATAAGTGCTTATTAATTTTTTTATAAGTGCTTATTAAAATATTAATAGCCCCTTCGTAGTTTTTTAGGTTAGAAATCTCGTTAAAAGCAATAACAAGAGGTTGGTAGATTTCAGACATTTTGGGGTTTAAACGGATCTTTCTTATTTGATAATATCCACTATCTGAATCATGTTCTTTTAATATTTCAACTAATAAATAGCCTTCTTCTTTTAATTTATTTATTGAGTTTGAAATTGTTTGCTCTTTGCAATTTAATAGAAGAGCTATTTTTTTATTAGAATAATTACAACCTTTGCTTCGGTTACAAAGATTCGATATATACCCATAAACTCTTTTGTCTTTGTCAGATAAATTTGGATTAAAATCTACCTCTCCTGGAATAATTATGTGTGAAATCGTCCATCCACTCATTTTATTAGCCCCTTATAATTATTGATATGATGTTTTTATTTTTTCAAGTTCTTTTTTAGGGATATTAAACCATTCTCCATTAAGTCTATATTTTTTGTATTTTTCATGTAATTCTTTTTCTGATCTAGTTATGTCTGTTGTTTTAAAAGAATGTATTAGAACAGGCTCTATTGGGAATTTTATTCCTAAGTGAAAAATTCTTTTATTTAGATTTTTTGTTTTTCCTATTTTTATTTTTCCAGAATGTTCTTTAAGAAAATAAACAAATCCTTCTTGTTTTTTTATTTTCTTTGGAGATTTTTGAATATCTTGGAAACAGGAATTTCGAATTCGAAACTCTTCTTTGTACTTTGAATATATGTATTCGGCAAGTTCTTCGTTTGGAACTTTTTTTAGTAAGTTATCAATTATTTTTTTATGTTCGTCTGTCAGCATTTTTTAGCTCCTTAAAAAATAAAAAACCATTTATGTCAAAGCCGAGGTCAAAAAGCCTAACAAAGATTTTTGTATCCCTCGATTTCCAGCCGAGTTCAACGCGTGAATTGAACCTCGGCTTTGACATAAATGGTTTTTTAAATGAATTCATATTCCTCGTTAGGCTTTCTAGTGCACGGCTGGATGTGCATTCATTTTTTATAGTGAACTACCCCTACCTTACGGAAGGGGCTTCCTGGTTCAACGAGTGGCCTGACTGCACCAAACTCTCCCCAGGCGTAACTTCCCGCAGTCCCTGCGGTAGTGTAGCTTTGTCCAGAACATTGATTGCGGCATTGTGATCCCTGCCGATAACCAGCCCACAGGCCGGACACCGGTGTACCCGGACGGCCAGCGTTTTGGGAACGGCGGCACCACAACCACTGCAAATAACGCTGGTATATTGGGGATCGACCCTGATAAACCGGCAACCAGCTTCTGCCGCTTTGTATGCCAGTATATTGAGAAAGGTTCCCCAACCTGCGTCGGATATGCTTTTCGACAAATGTCGATTCCGCACCATGTTCTTGATTTTCAAATCTTCTGCTGCAATTATCCCACATTCGTTGACGATATTTCGGGCTTCCTTGTGATGAAAATCATTCCGTTGGTTTCTTGTTTTCCGGTAAACATCGGCCACCCGAATCCTTGCCTTCCTGCGGTTCGCACTGCCTTTCTTTTTCCGGGAAAGAGATCGTTGCACGCAAACCAGCCTTGTTTCAGATTTCCGAAGATATTTCGGGTTTTCGATTTCGCGCCCGTCGGAAAGCGTAGCAAATGTTTTTATGCCAACATCTATCCCTATTGCCTTTGCAGGGACGGGGCGTTTTACCGGGATGTATTCGACTGAAAAGCAGGCATACCAATGTTTCCCGTCTTTGCGGATCGTGCAGGTTTTAACCTGTCCAACGAGGACACGGTGCATTTTAATTTTGATGGTTCCGATTTTAGAAAGCCTCAACCTGCCGTCTTCGACCCTGAACCCCGGTTCCTGCGGGTAGGTAATGCTGTCATACCGGCCTTCTCCTTTAAGCCGGGGGTAGCCGGGTTTGCCTTCATTATTGGCTAATCGCCGGAAAAACCCCTGATATGCACGCTCCACACGAAACAAAACGTCCTGCAATACCTGGGAATGAATTCCATGTAGCAATTCGACTCGTTTTTTATCATCCACGAGAACCCGTTGCTGGTCCATCCGGGACAACCCTTTCCCGGTGGACTGGTAATGATTCTTCCTGTCGACCAGGCAGGAATTATATAGGATCCGGCAAATATCCAGGGTCGCCAGTAATGCGGCTTCCTGTCGTTTTGTCGGATATAGTCTGTATTTATAAGTCTTTCGCATTTTGATTCTCAACATACCGTTTTAGTACATCAAGGGTGACTTGGCCCGTTATCGCCTTTCATCCCCCACCTTTCGGAAGGGGACTTCCCGGCGATTTGTTAAATATTATTTGTTTTTCAGTATATCAAATTAAATTTGTTTTTGATATAAAAATTTTTCTTTTTGATACAAAAATTTTTTTGCTTTTAAAATTAATAATTTAAGAAATTTTTTGATTTGTTTATATTTCTATATCTTTTCTAAATTGATTTATTTCATCTTGGCTCATATCCGCAGGATCTCCTTTATCAATCTCTATAACTTCAACGCTTGGAATAAATGTAGAGAGCATGTGGCCAAGCTTGTTAGCTTTCTTAGTAGCATCTGCATCAAGCATTACATATGCTTTCTTTAATTTTTTTTGATAAAGAAGAAATAATTGTTGGGTTGTATATTCTGTTCCTAGTAAAGCGCAACTACCATCTCCGACTCTCCATTGATCAAATACTCCTTCAACTATAATTACTTTTCCGCCCTTTTTGACAGAATCAATATTATACAAACAGTTTTTGATATTGATGATTGATTGTTCGTTACTAAGATTTTTGTATTTAGGAGTTTGTTTATTGGTCACATCTCTTGCAATGAAGCTTACCATTTGATTGTTAATAAGAACAGGAATGACAATTCTGAATGACCATTTTCCTCCAAGATGATGGTACGCTTTTAATTTATATTTTTGAATTACTTCGTTTGGCGAGAATCCTCTCTCTCTTAAAAAATTTCTATGAATAGAGGGAATTCCGTCTTCTAAACCTTTTGGAAAAACAATATTCTTTGCGTTCTTAGTTTCAATTTCTTGTTCAAGAAAATTTATGTTATGGGTAGAAATAATTTTTTCGGCTTCTCTTCGAGGAATGCCTAGTAACTTTTGTATAAGTTTTTCTATGCCTCCCTTAGCTCCACAAATCCAGCAGTGAAAAATTCCAGACGATAGATTTACTCCAAGATGGAAACTAGGATCATTACCACAGAATGGGCAATTTAATTCTACCCATCCTCTAGAAGTATTTTTTCCGCTTGTAGAATAATCTATGTTTTTTGATTCAAGCAGAGAAATTATATCTATCATGTTTTTTTCTCCTTATTATAGCCATTCTTTTTTAATATAGATTTTTAATCTTTCGCAAAAATGCTGTGATAAATACTTTGCTGAGTCTATGAAATCCACAATTACAAATTCATCTTTGCCATCATCTTTTCTAGCTCCTCGACCACAGGCTTGTATTAAGTCCTTTTCGTTTTTTCCTCCACCTGCTATGACAATGGCATTCAAGCTCTTTACATTTATCCCTTCTCTCCAAACAATCGTTGATACTACATTATGTATTTCTTTCTCTTCAAGCTTCTTTTTGATATCAAGTCTTACTTCTCCCTTTATTGAACCTTGGACATCAAAGAGTTTTACTTTCATTTCTTCTGCAATTTCTAATAAGTTTTCTATATGTTCTATTTTTTGGACATAGGTTAATGTTGATAGTCCTTCTCTATTGAGGCTTTTAATTTCTTTTAGTATCAATCTGTTTCTGCTTTTGTTGTTTACAATTGCTTTGTCATAAATATCAGCATATGTTCTGACTTCATAGTCACTAAATGGTTCAACAGGAATCAATCTTACGTTAGGAATTGCTAGAATACCAATATCCGTTGCTTCTTTAAATGACAGTTCATCTATAACAGGACCAATGAGTCCTTCAAGACAAAGTTTGACTTCTTGTTTAGTGGGCAGTGTAGCCGTGAATGCAAATCTTATTGGAGCAAGAATGTTTGACAGAACTTTATAATAAGAGCTATTTATTATTCCTGAGTGATGACATTCGTCGCATAGAACAACATCAAACTTATCATGATATTCTGTAAAATTAAGTTTGTGAAATGTTTGTATTGTTGATACAACTATATCTCCATTCATGTTTTTTATTCCGCCTCCCATCTTTGAACAATTGAATCCAAATTTAGTAAATTCCATTAAAGCCTGATCTACCAAGTCGATGGTATGGCATAAAAACAATATCTTCTTTCCCTCAAAGGCAGAAATAATTCCTGCCATGAGAACTGTCTTTCCTGCTCCTGTCGGAGCGATTATTACTCCACGTTGTTTTTCAATAGCAGAAAAAATTTGTCTAGTTTGGTCATCCCGGAAAGTAAGATTTTTAAGAAACGGATGTTTACTTTCTATTCCCCAATCTATATCATCTATTTCATAATCAACATTGTTTGATTCTAGAAACTTACAAATTCTTGGAATGAATCCTGTAAAGAAACATCCCTTCTTGTCTATCATATAGCTTGTGTAATTTTTTTTCTTTTTTGCAAATCTATTTTTTAGCCAAAATTCTTTTTCAAACGACAACAAGTTTTTTACAAGATTAGGATCTGTTATTTGGCTATGTATAGGATCCAAAATTTGTATTGTGACTTTTTTGTCTTTCATTATTTCCTCTCATAAGCTATTGACGTATTCTCTGATTTCGAAAAAAACACGTTCTGTTTTTTTATCATTCCATTTCTTTGTTTTCTTGAAAAACTTTTTGATAAATCGTTTGCAGAACTTCCCTGTTTTTTTAGTTGTGATTATTTCTAATACTTCCTCTGGTCCATTAAGAATCGTCGTTATTATTTCTTTGGCTTCTTCAGATAATTTTAAGAAATTGTCTTTTCTTATCAAACTTTTTTCTTGATTGAATTCAGAGGAAAGAACAATACATCCTTTTATTTCTTCTGATTCGTTTGGAAAGTCATCTATCAACACCACAGGAGAAGACATTAAATAATAGAGTTGTGTCCATTCATATTCTTTTGGATTGTATGCAGAATAATAATTTGCCATTATTTTTTCCTCCTTTTTATTATAGTTATGGTTGTTGTTTTTTCTTTTTTCTTTTTCTCATTCTTATATTCTTTTTTTGACTTTGAGTCTTTCATGATTATTCTTCCTCCAAATTTTTTATTCCAATTATCACTTCCAGACTCACAATAAGAATGACGGAAAAGTTTTTCTCCAGTCAAATTATGTTGTCCTATGTAAATTTTTGTATGTTTAGGTTTAAATTTTTTATCACATACATAACAAAAATTTTCTCCCCCTTTGATCTTATCCCAATGAGGTTTATTTTTATTTGATATTTCATTTTGGACTGTTGGTTTTTTTCTTTTTCGTATAATTAACGACATAGAAGTTCTCCTAATTCTGTTTGTTTTTGACAGAAAATTATTTCTATGGTTACGATTTATTGTCTGTTTTCTTTTCTATTTTCAAACCGTTGTTGAGTGACCACTCGGTAAGAATTTCAGATGCCAATCTTGATGGAGCAATTCTTGGATATTTCTCGTCTGCTTTTTTCTTTAAAAACTTGTAAACTTCAATTGGAATATATGTTCCTTGTTGGATCATTTCTTTTTCTTTTACTTTTTTCATTTTTTATTCTCCTTTTGTAAATTTTATTTTTTTGTTTATAATTTTTTTTAAATTTTGTAAATCATTTTTTTTTCTTCTTTTCCTTATAATTGTAGGTTGTGCTATTATTTTTTCTTTGTCAGAGCACTTTGGACAAAGATGTTTCTCATGTAGATCATCAATTTGCTTCTTGGTCTTTATTTTAAACAGGTCGATGTCGCTAGAACATTGAGAGCAATTGAAAATACTTTTTCCCATTTTATTTCTCCTTTCTTTTAAATTGTTGTCTGATAAATGATCCCCGCAAGGATCAACCCGATGGCTATGCCAACCGCTAACCAGCAAATTGCTTTCATCAATTCCATTATTTTATTCCTCCTTTGATAATTGTCCACAGTCGTATGGTCAATGAAATTTGGCAAATTCGGATAAACATACTTGCACATAGCTCTCCCTCCTACCAACTCGACCTGTATGTCAGGGGCGTGAAGTGGTGTTGTTAACTGTTTTGCCACGCTTCTAATTTCATAATAATTTTAGATAGTTTTTCAGCTTCTTTTGGATTAATTTCCTCAAGTTTAGATAAGATTCTTATAAGTCTACTTTTAGGCTCATTTACATCGTGTTTAATTTCATCCACTTTTTCTTTATTGTTCATTTTCACCCCTCCCCTCTTCGGCAACTTGATTTCTTTGTGTTCTGGCTTCATTTCAGGTCTTTGTTTATTTGCTTTCATTCTTTTTCCTCCTTACTTTTTATTCTTCTTTGTTTAAAATTTCGGTCAGCATTGCAATTAATTCTTTGACGGCTTTCTTGTTTTCAAGAGTCATCTTTAATTTGCCTTCTTTAATAATTGCAAACTCATCCGAATTAATAATACTCCGGCCAATATTTGTTGTTTCAATAGATATGGTTCTAACAACTTTAATATTGGTGCCTTTGAGAATATTTTTAATCACCTGGTGTTTCTCCTCTTCAAAAATAATTTTTTCCATAACTTTTTCCTTCCTAAGTTTTTAGTTCCTTTCCATGAAGTTGTCAAATGCATCTTTCAAATTGTCAAAATAATTTCCGTGGCTGGTAGATTTATCATCATCTCTGTAAACAGCCCATGTAATAAATTCAGTTCTGCCATTCCTTTTCCAAAAGGCCAAAACAATTTCCTTATCAGTAGCAACTCTTTTGCGGTCAATAACAACCGAACCATTGGGCAGCATTGCAAGAGGCTCTTGATTTTTTTCAGGATCAAAAATATTTTCCATGTCCTTAAAAAAGTTCGTCATACTATCAATCACATTTTTATTTCCCATAGTCATTCTCCTTTCTTTCTCCTCTCTATTTTTATTTCAGTTAGTGTTTATTGACTTGTATACGACTCTGCTGAAACATTGCCTTCCCGATTGCTTCAACTACACTATCCATGACTGCTTCTGCAACTTTGGGGTTATCTGCCATTATCGCAAAGACCAGATCATGGAGAAAAGCCTCATCAACTTTTCCGAAGATTCTTATTTCTTTTTTGCTTAATGTTGCAAAGAGGTAATCCATGTCTTCAATGCAGTTTTTTTCTTCAAACTGTTTTACTTCTGCTTCATCTTGTTTTGTCATTTGCATTTTCATTTTCATTTCTCCTTATTGATAGTTGGTAAGTTTAGGAAATAAACATCCCTGCAATTATGAACCCGATGGCAATACCACTTACTACCCATCCCATGATCTTCATTGCAAGACCGATTTGTTCTTCTGTTATTTTGTCAAAGATTTTTTTCATAATCTACTCCTCTGTCAACAGGTCATAAATCTGTTTCAACTTTTTCATGTCGGTTATGGTTGGCAAGTGGGAAATGGTAAACCCTCTGACTCTTTTCCCATTAACTGTTTTGGTGGACTCGGTAAATCTCAGGCAACTGTAGTACCCGTTGTCAGAATATTTCTTATCAATGAAATGTTCTGTATAGTATCCTTGACTTGCTTTCCTGAAAGAACCATACCCTGTATGCCACTCCTTTTTTAATTCAACTTCAATCCCAAGTGCATCTTCAAGAATTTGTTTTACATTCTGAAGTTTTGTGGTTTTTTCTTTAGCCAATTTAATCAGATTTTGTTCTTGTTTAATGGCATCCTCAAGAGTTTCTACCATTTTGTCAATCTTTTTGGACTTGGTAGTTTTTTCAACTCTTTTTCCATCATCAACATTTTTCGTGCCGATTGCTCTAACCCATCCATGGTACTCATGCCCGACAATAAATTCACTATCGTCCGTTTCGACCAATAACTCAATGTCGCCATAACTTTTGTTGATGTATTCATCTCTTGTCATGGTGGGTGATACTTTATAGCCCTTGGCTTCTATGGCGGGTGCCAATTGCTTTAAGAATAGGTTATCGTCATAATACTTTGCCCTACTGAGTCGGGCCTTTTCTTCTTCGATTCTTTTTCTTTTTTCTTCCAACTCTATAAAAAATTGTTTTGCTTCGGCAATAATTCCCATGTTGTCAACTTCAATATCCAACATTTTGAACATTTCAAAATTTTCATGAACTTTTGTTTGGCTGTCAACGACTTCATCGCCGGTTATGAATCGCCAACTGTGAATTCCAACATTTTCATGGTTATACGAATCCTGAAATATCATCTCCGCTTTCTTGTTGTAAATTTCACAATTGACCATTATGCGGTCATAAGCAAATCGTTTATTGGATTGTTCTATGATTCTAATAAATTCACCTGTTCTTTTTACGATTGTCTTTTCCATAATTTTATTCCTCTCTTTTTTTTGTTTTCTAATATTGATTTTAAGTTTACAGTCCATTTGGATCGTCAATTGTTTCTTGGCAGATATCATTCTATAAAATAGTCTGCTAAAGATTCTATCCAATACTTTCTTTGCACTCCTGAACGCCTGAAATATTCCTGCATCCGCTCATCGAACATCAACATACTCTCTGCCATGTCATAAGCAGCACCTTCTTCCCTAGATTCAATTTGATCTTCTGTAGGATTGTTACCACAAATATAATCAGCAATATAATCTTTCATGGCATCACGACACATTTTGCTGATTTGGTTGGATGTGTAGGGTCTGATTCTTTTCACTTTGGGTTTGGGTTCTCTTGGAGCTCTTGCTTTTTTCGGCTTGGGCGTCTTCATTAACAATGCTTCATTTTCTGTGATAACTTTTCTGTATAACAAAATCTGAACATCATCTTTATCGGCGCAAAAGTCAGGAAATATTCTCCGATATCTTTCTACGCTATCCTTCTGCCTGTTTGTCATTTTCAGCATCATCATGATGATTTCTCCTTTATTTTGTTAAGGCGTTTCGTTCTGAATTCATCTTCGGTTGTCATGAGAGGGCATCCAGCACATTGCCAACTTTCTCTGTACAACCAATCCAAGTTTCTGCAACAGAAACTATTTCCCTCAATAATGTTGAGGCATACAATAACTGTTTCCTGATTCATTTGGTCCTCCTCTTAATCTTGCAGTAGACGATTTTTTTCTCAGGATTGCTACTGCCATAATTTACGCAAGTGGCACAGGTTATTGACCCGACAAGATAATCAAATCCGAACGGACAAGGTGTAATGCAAACGCCATCGACGCTTTCAAATTTAACTTTTTCTCTCATTTTTTATCTCCTTTAGTACCTTGAATCGAAATCTTTTTTTGCTTCTGTCAGTGAAGTGAAGTAATATCCATGACTCGTGGACTTGTCATCATCACGATAGACTGCCCAAGTGATATACTCTGTTCTATTTCCTTTCCCGTCTATCGCAAGTACAATTTCCTTATCGACTGCTACGCGTTTACGTTCGATCAAAATTGCCCCATTGGGTAATGTACCACCGACTAATGTTTTCATAATTTCCTCCTCTCTTCACCGACTTGGGACGGTGATTGTGCATTAGACGGAGTTGTTAGCTCCGCCCCCTCTGCTAACTATGACCATAATGTCTTTGAATGTATCGTTCAAGAGCCGTCCCTGTTAATCCACCTGATTCTGCATGACAAAATTCATGCAAACTGATTGGAGAATCAACCACTTGTTGTTTCATGCAATCGGGGCAAACATTTCCTGCTGATTTGTGTCCTGTTATATCTGGACGCCATGTAGATGGTTGACAACCTGAACATTTAATTTTTCCGCATTTTTGACAGATGTATTCATCCGCTCCTTTACAACAATTACTGAAGTGTGGCATATTTCTCTTTCTCCTTTTCTTTTATTTCACCGACTTGGGACGGTGACTGTGCATTAGACGGAGCAAAAGCCCCGTCCCCTCTGCTATCTTGTTTCTCCGATGAATATACCCCATAATCCGTTCAGATCATTTCTTGTAATGAAGAAAGCCTGAACCGGAACTCCCGGAGTTGCTGGATTCATAACAGCAATATCTCCATGTTTGTAAAAAAAGACTTCTTTAGGATCTTCTTTCGGCAGCAATAATTGTTCTGTTGGCATTTTCTTTCTCCTTTCTTTCTATCCATTGTTTGAAAATCAAAATGCGGATTAACTTTCATCATCTCCCCGTGTAGCCGTTAGGTCAGCTTTAATTTATCTAAGAATTATTTTTTCGCCGAAGGGCATATGTTCTGCATGATGAGCAGATCGTCCATAGGCTGCCCAGAGAACTGGAAAGTTTGGTTCTTCTGGGAAACTGTTGCATTCAAGATCGGTCAGATAAATGAGAGCCTTTGGTTGCACATCGTTTTCTTCAAGCCATTTGAAAGCAGGTATAAAATCTGTTCCGCCAAATCCTTTAGGTTTAAGTTCTCTCAAATCATCAGCACTGATTTGTTTTGCTTCTTGAATTTGATCATCGGCAACAATCACCCAAACTTCTGAAGATATGTTTTCAAGAGTAGTTGATATTTCATTAATGAATCTGTTGAATACGTCGTCGTTGATTGAGCCAGAACTGTCGATGACAATTGCGATATTTCCTGCTTCATAATTTTGAAGAGAAGGAAAATATTGTTCATGTCGTCTAGAAGGTCTTGACCAATTGTATTCAGTTTTTGCAGATTCGTAAAGGAAGTTTTGTAGGATTTGTTGCCAAGGAGTTTCGGTTGTCGAAATATCTTTTACCAACCGATCCATCCCAGAAAATCCCTGACCAGCTTTTTCTGCGAATTTGGCAGCTTGCGTCACTGCAATATCAATCTCGATTTCTTGTGCTGTGCGTTCAGCTTCATCAGCTTCCTTACCAGATTCATCGACTGCAGGTCTAACCTCATCCCGAAAACTTTTCTTTTCGTTTTGAATTCCTTGTCCGCTTTGATCGCTTTCAGATTGATCATGATCGTCTTGATCTTGATCGTCTTGATCTTGATCACCAGATTCTTTCTGGTCTTCATCCTGCCCGTCTTGATTGCCAGATTCTTTTTGATTGTCGTCTTGATCACTAGATTGATCTTGATTATCAGGTTGATCTTGACCCCCACTCTGTTCATCCTGCCCGTCTTGATTATCGGATTGATCTTGATTCTTTTCTTTTTCTTTTTGCTTTTGCTTTTCCTCTTGTCTTTCCTGCACCAAGATCGAATAAATTTGTTCTGCTGACATCCCCTCGAATCTATAATCAAGCAGAACTCCTTCAGGAAGTTCAAATCCATATCGAATAATCAAAGGGTTGATTGCATAGTCGCCAGCTTCATTCCATAATTCAAAATCTTTATTTCCAATTCTTAAATGATGTTTCAACATTGGATGAAAGATTTCATGGACGACAACTCCCATGCCCTGTCTTACTGTTATTTGTTCAAAGTATTTTGGATTGTAGCCGACTGTTCTTCCGTTCACCCATGCTGTGTTACAAGATTCATCGGCCACCCACTTCATCCGCATCATCATTGAAGCAAAGAATCTGTGTTCAAGCAAAACTCTCTGCTTCGCTTTTTCAAATTTTTCTTGCCCTGTCATAATATCCTCCTTTGAATGACGAGCTCTATAAAACTTTTATTTGTAAAAGTCTTGATTCTTAGAAATCCAAGCAATGTAATCTTTAGTTTCTTTCAGTTTGGGATTGTATCGGGTTGCATCATTGACCATGGTGATGGCAAACTCTGCAAAGCCTTCTTTGATCATTCGGTCAGCAACTATTAATAAGTTTTTCATTGTTTTGTCATCAACTCTTCTGCTCATTGCTCCAATGAAAGCATACATCACAGAAGGCTTTGTCGGGAGCTCTTTTAAAGTCGATGGATTTTTCAGCGTTGCTGTGATGTCAGGAAGTTCATTAAAAACTTCTAAAAATGCACAGAATTCCATTGCTGCTCCTTCACCAACTGTTCCGGCAATCAGTTCAAACCGAATGTCAAGATCAGGTTCGGTTCTCATAATGTCGGAAACGAATTCCCATGTTCTGGGAACAGGCTGTGCTTTTTCTTTGCCTTTAGGATCAGGAACATTGATGAGTTTCGGGAATGCTCTGCTAAAGCAAATCGTGCTCATGTCGAACTGATTGTCAATGGCATTGTTGATAAAGTCGTTTAAATCAAATTCAAAATTGATATGAACGAACCGAGTAGCTAATGCCATTGGCATCTTAGTCGCATAAGAAGCATCTGTTTCCCGGTTACCATTGGCAATGATGATCGTATCTTTTGGAAGGATGTAATCACCAAGACGGCCATCAAGGATCAAAGCATAAAGAGCTGTCAGAACTTGAGGGTGTCCGTTGGTCAGGTCTTCAATCAAAAGGACGCAGCCGGGTTTGTCAGGAAGAAACGCAGGAGGATTCCAAATCGTTTTTCCATTTTTAATCGAGCAGAGGCCTCGAAGGTCGATCGGCTCAAGAGCTGTTGTCGTCATTTCAAACAACTGCTTTTTATTTTCTTTGACCCACTGCCTTGCGACGGTTGATTTACCAAGTCCGTATGAACCCCATATCATAATGGGTCTGCCTGTCTTTGCCATTGTGGTGATTGCTTTCTTTATTGCTGATGCTTTCATTTTAATTCTCCTTTTTTTATTGTTGATGAATTGTTGATTTACAAGTTTTATGCATAGTCTGCCATTTTTTCGAGAAGCTCTTTTGTATTTTTCAAAATAGCTTTCCTTTTTTTATCTTGTTTTAAATCTTCGTCTGTAACTTCGTAAAGATTCTTTTTGAGATCGTCAATCATCTTTGCAATGTTTTTGTCGTCAAATAAATTGAGGGTCGGAAGAACATCAACCAGTTCTCTGACGGGATTCATTATTTCTTTTCCCTTCTTGCTGAAATGAATTTTCTTGTCAGAAAGTCTTTCGACGATTTTTCCGATTGATTCAAATACTCGATCTTTCAATTCCTGGACCGCCACATCTTCTTTAGAACTCATTGATTGTTCAAAAGAAGATTTCATTTCATCGATCAAATTCTTTTCGGCTTTAAGAATGAAATGATTTTTTTCAGGGATAGGGAAGAAGTCAAGTCTGATCTTCCATTTTCTTTTAAATTCATCAAAGGTCGGAAATTCTTCTTCGTTATAAAGATCGCCGAGTCCAGTGATTGATTTCTTAGCTTCCTCCTTATACTGATCATAATTTTTCCCAAATTCTTCGAGAGCAGTTTCGAGTTCATCCGAACAATCCCGATGAAGTTTTGTTAAGTATTCAAAGAACTCGACCGGAAGAAGCCTGCGTCCTTCTTCCCATGCTGCAGTTTTAGATCTGTATTCGCGATACATTCTTCTCGTGATTGTTTTGAGAGGGGTTATATCCATGAACAACTTCTTTGTGAAACGTCCTCTGTCTCTGTTTGCACTTTTGTTATCTAAAATTTCATTCGTTGTTTTTTTGTCTGTGATGCTGCCGTTCCAACTGGAAATGGTAAGATCTGCCAGCAATGCTTTTTCCGCCAATCTTTTTCCAAGTTTTTCAGATTTTTCTTTTGCTATCTTTTTGTCAACATCAAGATGACTTTTTTCAATGTCCTTCCTCAAAGCGGCTAATTCAGAAGTGGACATCTGGTTATTTTCAATGCTCTCAATTTTTGCATCGAGATCTATTAACTTATGTCGATCAGTAGTTGCTTTTTTCTGCTTCTTCAATTCCGCCATTTCCTTTTTTGCTTCTTTCGTCAACATGGTTTCTTCTCCTTTTTTAAAGTTTGTTTTTATTGGTTAGTAACGGCTAGGCATTTTTAATCATGTTCTTGATTTCTTCTTGTTGTATGATCAGGGCTTCTAAAACTTCTTTCGGATTTTTATTCTTAAGAAATTCCCCATAAGTTTTTGTGAAGTCTTTGATCTTTCTTTTACCATCTCTCGTAACAAAATCGTCTATGCTCCAATAGGACCCTCTGTCGTTCTTTTTGTTCAAGGAAAGATGCGGTCCCTGAATCGACCTTGAATAAGCAGGTCGATAGTCAGCATCGGATCTTTCAAAGTAAAACTCAGGGAGAATGGAATCAAAGATCTTTGGGAGTTTGTTGATTCGTTCAGCTTTTTCTTTTTGCTTCTGATCGAACTTTTCTTTTTCTTCCTTTTCCCATTCTTCCTCGGCATCAGCAAGCTGATTGATTAAGTTTAAATCAGATGTCAGCAGAACGTATTCTTTATAAAAATCTTCGTCTATTTTTCTTATGTCATAATCGGAAATACCGAATCCTGTTTTACCTCCTGTGTAGATGCTAGTTGCATAGAATTTTTTGTCGGTAGAAACAAAGATGTAAACCAGATCGCCTTTTTTATTAGCCCGCCATCCTTTTCTTTCTGCCAGGGTTAGTTGATATGTTACCTTGTCCCCGTTAATCATTGCTGTAAATTCAATACCGCTTCCATTTTCAATCTTGTTCATAATGTTTCCTCCTTTTTTTGTTATATGTTTTTTCAAGGCTGCATCCTTCCACCCTTTTATTTTAGATGCCGAAGAAAAGAGCCTCAATGCGGTAAGCCATCATTCAAGATGTTGCACATCAGCTCTTTTAATCACAGGGCCATTGCTTGTAGATTTTCCCTATTTACCAAAAGCACTCGAAAGTGCCCCAAGGTCGTTGTCCCTGTCCGTCTAACGGACAGCCTATTGGAATTTGTCATTATGGATTACGATCTTCACAGAATGGTAAAAATGACTACGATGCTCACGCATGGTAATGATTCCATCGCCCCAACACGATGCTGCACGATGCTCACGCATGGTAGTGTTGACAACTATTAAGGCTGGAAAGATTTTGGTGTTCAGTCACCACGGCTCTTGGACCGAAGTCTCGTAGCTCTCGCTTCATATTATTGATAGCGCCCTACGTTTCAGGTTCTCTTCTCTGGGTGGCGCTAGGTTTTCTTGCCCATGAGCCACGCTACCTTTTTTCAAATTAAAAAAGGTTGTAAAAAAATCCTACTCAAAATTTTTCAAGATGGAAAAATTTTTTTCAGTATGTAAAAAATTTTCTGGTTCGGTTCTAGCTTTTAATTGACGCCAAGCCCTTCGACCTCCCCCATGTCCGTTTTCCTTTAAACTGTCGCCAGCAGGTTCCCTCTGGGATCTAGTCTCTCGGGGCTTATGGTTCCCCTTGCCTTTCGATTTTTTAATTTGTCAAAGAACTATTTAATTTCATTTATTATTTAAGATATTTTTATAAAATAGTAAATAAATTTAAATAAAAATACACTACTTTTTTTAATAACGATTTCAATGAGTTACAAAGATTAATGATATAAAGCTTAATGATTTCAATGAGTTAGATTAAAAACAAGGTTTTTTTAAACTAAATTTAGGAAGATAAAGAAAATTTTGCTTCATAACATATTTAAATCACTAGGCTTTTTTAAAAAAGTAGGCAAAAATTTATAAAAAACTACTTTAAAAATCCCTATTATATAAATCTTTGCTGCTAGGCGAGTTGTCCCTTTTGAGAGTTATAGAAGAAACTGGGCTAAGTAGAAAAGAAGAGTAATAACAAAAAAAAGAATAATAGTCTTAACTCCATTGGTGTGTTTAAATGTCAAAGAAAAAAAAGACAACAGAGATTCCTCAAGAAAAAATTAAAACAGGTCGTCGTCCGGCCTACAAAAAAGAAATTGGAGTTTATATTTGTGAACACTTGATGCGGGGCAGATCCCTGACTTCTATCTTAAAAGATAAAGGGATGCCGACAATGCCGACAGTTTATGCTTGGCTGAATAAAAATTCAAAAACCTATGAACCAGATTTTTTAGAAGCATATGTTATGGCAAGAGAAATTCAAGCTGAAGTGCTAGCAGATGAAATAAAAGATATTGCTGATGATGGATCGAACGACACCTACAAAGTATACAATGAAAAAACAAAAAAACTAGAAACAAAAACTGACATCGACCACATTAAAAGATCACAGCTTAGAGTAGAAAGCAGAAAGTGGCTTGCTGCCCATTTGCTTCCAAGAAAATATTCTGACAAAATGCAGATTACAGGATCAGAGGGAAAACCTTTGATCCCCCAAGTGCCGACAAATATTACTTTCAATTTTGTGAAAAAGGAAAAAAAGGATGAGTGATGTTTCGGTAGACATCCCCGAAGCTTTTCAATTTCTTCTAGAACCACATAGGTATAAATCAGCCTATGGCGGACGAGGCAGGGGAGCATCATGGTCATTCGCTAGAGTTCTTTTAACCCTCGCTTCGTATCAGAAAAAAAGAATCCTTTGCACAAGAGAATACCAGAACAGCATCAAAGATTCGGTCTACAAAGTGTTATGCGATCAAATCGATGAGTTAAATCTCAATCCTTATTACAACATCAACAAGACAGAAATATTCAGCAAGATAGGAAGTGAATTTATTTTCAAGGGGCTACAGCATCCTCTAGAAATAAAATCAATAGAAGGAATTGATGTTGTCTGGCTAGAAGAAGCGCAGAACGTGTCAGAAGAGAGCTGGCGTTTTTTAATTCCTACCATACGAAAAGACAATAGTGAGATATGGTTAAGCTGGAATACAGGGGAAGAAAAGGATCCAACTTATCAAAGATTCGTAATAAATAAACCACCGGATTGCGTCAGTAAGCTTCTTACATTCAAAGACAATCCTTTCTTTCCAGAGACATTAAGAAAAGAAATGGAACATTGCAGACGGGTTGATCGGGATGCATATCTGCACATTTGGGAAGGTCAACCATTAAGACAGTCAGAAGCACTGGTCTTCAAAGGAAAATATGTTATAGAAGATTTCGAAGCTCCTGATGGAATCAGATTTTATTATGGAGGCGACTGGGGATTTGCAAATGATCCTACTGCATTGATCCGCTGCTTCATCGTCGGCAACGATCTTTACATTGATCATGAGGCTTGTGGAACTGGAGTAGAGTTTGAAGAGATACCGCAATTGTTTGACACCATTCCTGGCTCAAGAGACAATTTGATTATTGCTGATAGTGCAAGACCAGAAACAATATCTTATGTAAAGAGACAAGGATTCATTATCCGTGCGTGCAGAAAGTCAGCAGGCGCACAAGTCAAAACAACAAAGATAGGATTTGTCAGAGACGGAATATCATTCCTTCGCAAGTTTGACAAAATCCATATTCATTCTAGATGCAAACATACTAGAGATGAGTTTGATCATTATTCTTTTAAGACGGATAAAAAGACTGGAGAGGTCCTTCCGATCTTGTTAGATAGTTTTAATCATTGTATTGATTCTTTGAGATACGCACTAGAAGAATTGATTCAGAGCACAGAGACGGATTGGGAAACACTCGTAAACACTTAAGAGGAAATGGAGAATAAACTATGTTAGTTCATCGCATGGTCAAAGATATCAAAAATAGTAAGGTGCTCCACAAGATCAAAACAAAAGATGCTTATACTGCCCAGCAACTTTACCAGCAGTTTAAAAGTCAGCATCTGCTTGATGACCGGCGGGAGTATGATGAAGAGGATCTGATGTCTGCCTATCCTGGTCTGAGTAAAGAAGAAGCAAAGAAGCTATTTGATATGTTGCAGAGATCGACCGATGCTGCAGATTTGTCCTTATCCAAAGATAATCTTATTGATGCAATGGGAAGCGGGTACACTCCTGTACATGTACAGAAAAATAGACAAGGGGTTTTTATTGTTTTTAAATCTGATAAAGATGGTAAATTTTATATTGTGGAAAAGAGAAGCAAGCAACTGTTTTCGGTAGCCACGTCTTTGGCTATGGCAAAAAGAATTATCGGGGAGACGGAAGACTCCAAATCCAAAGACGCCGATCCTCGTGGGTTCAAGGTCACCGATCAAATCATTAAAGGCTTCCTGATTTACAAATCCGGTAAAGGTCCTGCCACTTTCTTTGCCAAGAATGAGAACGGTAAGCAGTTTGAAGGCACCATGGAGCAGATCAAAAAGCAGATTGACGATTACTGGGTCAAGCAGGATGAAGCGGTCATGAAGCAGAAGGTGAGGGATGATGGATATGTTGTTACCACTATCGGCAAATATAAAATTATTGAAGGGATTGGTCCTGATGGTGGTGATTGGTTTGCGTCAGCTCCCGGAGATGTTAAAAGGTTTAAAACAAGAAGAGAAGCAGAAGAGTATGCCGATCAATCCCAACCATTCAGAGACTCCAAGACCAAGGACCGAGCCACTTCTGGAAAATCCCATCGTTACAGAATCAAGGATGATAAACTTTTTCAACTGCGGAGTGGGCTGAAGAGGAAAACCAAAGACGCTGTTAAAGTAATTGGAGAATATAAAGGATACACCCTCAAACATGATCCTTCACGTGTTCAATATTTTACCCGTCACAAAGGTGGGATTGGCCACATTTATGGAAACGATGTTAATGACCTGAAGCGCAAGATAGATAAATGGCGAAGAGATCATAATGCGGCAGATGCCAACCCCGACCTGATCAACATGTATAAGCAGAAGTTTGAAGAGGCGATTGATAGTGGTGATAAGGAAGAAATGAAACGTTGGTTCCGGGAGATCATGGAGCAGGTCAGCTTTACGGATGCTCTTGGTAGCAACAGAGATTATAAAAAGAGAGATCAATTGATCAAACAAAATATAAACTGGGAAGAAATGCTATGGGAATGTCCAACCTGTGGCAGAAAAAATGCCAAA